TGCGTCGTGGACGGTATCAAGTACCAGACTGTAGCGGACACGCCACTGAAGGGCTGGGCGGAATTGCTTGCCTGGGCTGACAGCCTGGGCGTGCCCCGCGTCTGGCCGATGGGCGCCCCGCAATGGCAGGGCAACCCCCGCGACGTCGGGATCTGGAATGGCAACGCCGGGCACTACGGCCACTGCAACTCCCCCGGCGACACTCACACGGACCCCGGCCCCATGCCTAGCCTCGGCATCACCTTGCAAAGCGAATCCATCACACCTCAGGAGGACGACTTGACCCCGGAAGAACGCGCCACACTCTTTAGCGTGCTGGACAAGATCAACGCCAACGTCGCCGCGCTGCCACAGCCACGGTACTGGAACGACCTCATCAACGCCGTCGCCCGTGTGGATGGCTCCGTGCCGAACATCCCCGCTGCCGTACTTAATCAGACGTTCCCTCTTGGGGATGGGACATACCCGAACCTCGCCGGGATCCTGTCTGCTATCTACGCCAAGCCCGCCGCCGTCACCAACGTGACCAGCGCAAGCATCGACGTGGACGCGCTCGTGGCCCGGCTCAAGGCCGAACTCCCCGCCGCCCAGTTCGAATACTTCAAGACCCAGATCACCAAGTAAGGAAAACATCATGAAGACTAACGCTCCCATCTCCCCGAAGATCTGGGCCGGCGCCAACGCGGCCGCAATGATCACCCTTTTCATTACCCTTCTTGGTGCCCTCGGACCCGGCTCCCTGGACTTCCTGGGGCATTGGGCGCCGCTCGCGTATGGCGTCGTTGCGATCCTCGTGTTCGCGGGCGCTGCGTACCTCAAGACGGACTCACTCCGCGAGGCGGGTATCGCCGCGATTCAGAAGGCCGCTGAGGAAGCCGCCGCAGTCATTGAGGCGTCCAAGCAGACTTCCCTCGCCGCGACCTCCATTGACGCCCCAGCCACCGTGTTCCCCGCCGCCAAGGTAGACGCTGCGCTCGCCGCACCCGATCCCACCATCGAGCCGGTCACGGTTACGCCCATCCTGCCCGCAGCGATCCCGACCGTCGCCTAACCACTCAGGAGCCGAACCGTGACCGTCTACGCCTTTTCGCGGCTACCCGCGTTCAACCCCAACACGAACCCCGCGAGTGTGGCGAAGTCCGCGACCGGCTCCGTCTACGACATCGGCGACACCGGGTTTTTGACCCCGCTGAACCTGACCCTCGTTGCCACGAACACGGTCACAACCACGCTGATCTCGGACGCGAACGGCATGTTCCCCGACTTCACCCTCGTGGACCGCACCCAGTGCGCGTTCAAGTCCGGCACCCAGGTGTTCATCCTGACCACCACCACACCCATCGCGGGGCCCACCGGACCGGCCTCCACCGTGCCCGGCCCTCCAGGCCCGGCGACCACCGACGCGTCCCTTCTGGCGGCCGGCACGGTGGCCGACGCACGCCTCCCCACGCGGCTCCAAGATACGGCACTAAATGCCACTTATGCCAGCTCATCTGAGCCTTTGGCTCAGACCAAAGTTGGTCAGCGGGCACAGATCTTCCACGAGCCGATCGGCAAGGCTGACGGAGCCATCAGCGCAGGGAATGTGTTGGACTCCGGCCAACAGGTAGTCAACAACGTCGGACAGAACCCGTTGCGATACAGCGGCGGCCAGATGGTCCACACCCCAGGCTCGACCATCGGTTCCAGTAACGCCGGATACCTCCAAACTCAAGTAACCAGCGACAAGGTTCGCCGTATGTTCGCCAAAGTTGCTTGGCCGGCCAACGCCCTGGGTGCCGCGGCGTTCGTCGTACCCTCCGCCCAATGGAACCAGTCTGCTGGCGTCCTCCCGGTGGCGGGCTTTCACTCCACGCACTACGGCAACGGGCAATGGACGTGCGGTGTGTGGAACCCTGCGGCGGGACAGGCCGGTCACGTCGAAGCCCACCGGCTCGACATCAACAGCGGGACTAGCGTTACGCTCCAGGTCACAACGACCACCCCCAGCAGCACGCAGGCTACGGCGGCCCTGTCCATTTCGTCTATGACCGCGGCGACTCTGAAAGTCGCACTGGAAGGGCTATCAAACGTCGGCGCGGGGGACGTTACCGTTGTCGGCCCGTTCGCAGGCAAGTACGGCGTCGTCTGGGCTTCCTCCCTCGGCGCGGTCACTATGGCAGTCTCTGCCAGCGCCGGCACTCCCGCACCGACCGTTACCCCCTACCAAGGGACGGGCGGTACGGCCGGGGGCGTGACTGACTACGCCGACTACGCCACCCATGGCCGGTATGCAACCGTATGGGATGGAACGCTCAAGCCGCTCGACGTGTGGCTGTTCCCGGAAACCGCTCAGGGAATCATTTTCTTCCCGGACGGGACGAACTCCGGGTACTTCACTGACCCCGGAATCAACCTGTGGACATCCACCTATGCGGTCTGGGAGCTGTTCGAAAACAACATCGGCGCCATCGACACCCCGGCGGCCTACGGCAAAATCGCGGCCGATAACTTCCGCTCGCACACCGATACGCCTAGCATCACGAAGCCTGATCTCGTCACGCAAATCACCTCACTGAACCCGCAGACGCTCCAAGACGGCACCAACATCACAGGGGCTGACATCACCGTTGGCGGGTCCGTACCACCCGGCACAAAGTACCTTGAAGTCGTTGCCATCGGAGGCTCCGGCGGCGGTGGCTCGGGCTGCTGCACGATCTCTGGGACCGCAGGTAACGGCGGCGGCGCGGGAGGTTCGGCCGGCATCATCCGCGAAATCATCCCAGCCTCAGCTATCGGCGCTACGTGGCAGGGCGTCATCGGGCGAAAAGGCGTTGGCGGCGCCTCTATCTCTGCGACCGCCAGCGGCAATGCTGGTACCGGCGGGACGCTCAGCAAGTTCACGACCAGCAGCGCAGGCGGCACGATCATGGCCGCCTACCAGGCACTGGCCGGTTCTGGCGGTGGCGGCGGTGGGACCGGTGCGACCACAGGAGCGGCGGGCGGCGCAGGCGGGCCGTTCGCTAACCCTGGCTCGGCATCCGGAAGCAACGGCGCGGTAGGGTCCAACGGAGCGCAGATCACAGCAAACCTCGGGACTCCCGGTTCTGGCGGTGGCGGCGGCGTGACTACAGTTCCCGCCGCGACTAATGGTGGTGCAGGCGGTTCGAACCTGGTTCGTGGGTACACGGGCGGGACGGCTGGTGTGGTTGGCGGCGCTGCTCCCGGTGTTGGTATCGACATTTCTGCGATCACCATAACCACTTCCGTGGCTGGTGTCCCCGGACCCGGTGTAGGAGGCGGTGCCGGATCAATCACTGGGGCAGCGCAAGCCGGGGCAATACCTCTCATGTATGGGGTTGGTGGTGGCGGTGGCGGTGCATCCCTGAACGGCAGCGCTTCCGGTGCCGGTGGCGACGGGATCGGCGGATACCTGCTAGTCCGAGCCCACTTCCTCTAGGGGCCAATAAGACCGGTTAAGTGCCCCACTCGATTAGGTTCTCTGGGGAGTCGGAGGTACTCTAAGGAGGTCAGGAGTGGACGACTGTATATCTACAGTCGCACTGACCTACCTAGATATGGAGCTCGGAATGAACAACGCCTTGATCGCTGGCCTACCTAAGGCAGGGACGGTGACTACGGCTGAACTCGCTGCTGCCGGATATCTTGCGAGATACCGGGGTGGCACCCGCGAAACTTATCGCGTCACGCTGAAGATCCTCTGGGATTGGTGCGCATCTAATGGTGTAGAAGTTTTAGTCGGAATGAGACGTCCGATTCTGGAGTTGTTTGCAAGACACCTCGAAGAGGTACGAGGCAACAGTGCATCTACAGTGGCCCACCACATATCCATTGTTCGTGGCTTCTATTCTTTCGCAGAGATAGATGACTACATCGATAAGTCCCCAGCAACGCATCTGCGTATGCCTAGGATTTACCGTGATGAGTCTAGAACACTGGGGCTCGACCGGATGGAGCTAGGAAGCCTCATCCAGACTGCCCGAGCTTCATGCCCATCAGACGGAGCATTGATCACGCTAATGGGTATGCTGGGCCTCAGAGTCTCTGAGGCCTGTAATGTCATGATCGAGGATTATCAATCGATTGAGCGTGGGCACCGTGTACTACGACTCGTCGGTAAGGGTGGGAAACCCGCGACAATCCCACTGCCCGTCCCGGTTATCCGAGCGTTGGATGCAGCAGCTGGTGATCGCACAACAGGTTATCTGCTGCTACGTCGAAAATCAGGCCTACCCATGAATCGTAAATCGGCTGCGCTAGCCGTCAACCGGCTCTGTAAAGCAGCAAACATCACGAAGAAAATAAGCCCACACTCTCTACGGCACTCTTTCGTTACTGCATGTTTAGACGCTGGTGCACCCCTCCGAGATGCACAGATCGCCGCACGGCACTCAGACCCAAGAACTACATCTCGCTATGATCGTGCGAGACATAACCATGATCGACATGCAGTGCACGTGGTAAGTGCCTTCCTTGCAGGGGCAGCATAGTCAACAGTGTTTAGAGAAGAGCCTCGAACAACCGTTCGGGGCTCTTTGACATTTAACGCGGTAAACTGTATACTCTAGACAAACTACGCTTAGGATAAACGTGACAGAACAACGACTTCAGAAGTCCGACTGGCAGATAAAACCGATAGACTATAAAGAAGCCATGGACATAGTCGTAAGAAATCACTATCTTCATCGAAAGGCCCCGTGCTCCTTCGCCTTCGGGCTCTTCAAGGGTGATCTACTCCATGGAGTAATCTGCTACGGGACACCCAGTTCCGCACCGCTGCGGAGAGGGATAGCTGGGGATGAGCATACCCACAACGTCATAGAGCTGACCCGGCTTTGGGTAGACGACATCGTCCCTAAAAATGGGGAATCATACCTCATCGGCAACACATTGAAGCTTGTCGATAAAGAGATCATCGTCTCATACGCAGATACCTCCCACGGACATCTAGGCACTGTATATCAGGCCACAAACTGGCTCTACTCGGGCCTCAGCGCCAAACGGACGGACTGGGTTGTTGAAGGGTTGGACAAGCACTCCCAGACAATCGCAGACAAGTATACCGCTCAAGAGCTTAGAGATCTCTATGGTGACCGATTCACTTTACGTGCCCGCCCCCGAAAGCACCGATATATTTACATTAATGCCAAGGGTAAACGGCGCAGCAACCTGATAGCGGCCTTGAAATATCCGCTGATACCCTACCCCAAGGACCGTACCCTAGAACCGATAATAATTACCACCCAAGCTGCCTAGCTAGCATACACACCTACTTTTTTGCATGATATACTTGTAACAATACTGAGCGCAAATCACACGATGATCCTGCCCTTGCTGCCATAGAGACTGAATTTATACACGATAAGCAATTGCTTATCTCTAAATGAAATCTAAGGAGGGACCCTGTGGATCAGATCCGTGAAAGCCTAGACAAAATCTCCGACCTTTCGGATGACGAGCTCGACGCACTAGAAAACTCTGTTGTATCAGAGTTCAAAACGGTTCAATCGCAAGACCCGACTCGCGAAGTTGTAACCAACATGATCGCTCTTGCAGACGCAGCGGACGCAGTCCGTTCCGAACGCGAGAGCCGTAGCGCCGAATCCGCACAACTTGCACAGGCTGCTGCTGACGCAGTTGCCCGCATGAGCAAGGACACGGATGACGACGGAGATGGTGACGTTGACCCAGAGGGCAACGGAGAGCCGGACACCGACGATACTGAAGCACCTGCTGGCACTGCAGAGGACGCCGAAACACCGGACGCCACTGTGGACCCTGAGGACCCGACTGAAGCTGCCGAGCAGCCTCCAGTAGCAGAGGATGAGGCACCTGTGGAAGACCCCACAGCCGCCGCCATCGCCGCTCCTGCGAAGGATGACGAAGCCGCTCCGGAGGATGCCCCCGCTGCAGTTACTGATGAGGCTACGCCTGCACCTGACGCCGCACCCGAAACCCCCACAGATGCACCAGCAGCGGACCCGTCCGTTGATGACGATGCAGCTGGTGGCGGCGACGAAACGGACAACGCAGATGCTGAACCGGATCTAACCGACGAAGACAAGAAGAAGATTGCAAGTCTTGCCGCCGACGAAGATCCAACTGTTGAAGATGCACCTAAAGAGTCAGAAGCAGCAACCGAAGAAGTACCCGCAGACGATGCCGCCGAGCTAGCTGCAACAGCCCCAGAAACTACCGATGCTGAACTCGCATCGGACGAAATCCAGAAAGAGGATACCGTGACTGCCTCAGCAACTCCAGAAGGGCTTGAATTCCAAGCTCCGGCAGCTCTTGCCCCAACTACCGCTCGTGTGTCTGCCCCGGTAACAATTACCGCTGGCGCTGACATCAAGGGCATCCCAATGGGAAGCCAGCTTCCCGACATCGCCGCTGTGGCTTCTGCTCTTCCTTGAGCGCAAGAAGTCCATGGGCAAGACCTCTGGTGGAGACGGAGAGCAGTCGCTCGTCGCTTCCTTCAAGACGGACTTCCCTGAGGCTCGTTTCCTCAACTCCTCGGACTTCGAAGGCAACCGCGCCAAGGTTGAAAGCGTTGTTTCCGCTGAAGCCATCACCGCTGCCGGTGGTCTGACCGCACCTGTGGAGACCTCCTACGACATCTTCGAACTCGGTGAGACACTTGACCGCCCAGTCAAGGACGCACTCGCCGTCTTCGGTGCTGACCGTGGCGGTATCCGCTTCATGACTCCACCGCTCCTTACGGACCTCAACGGCTCTGTCTCCCTGTGGACCCTGCAGGATGACATCGACGCATCCACCGCTGGCGCACCGGACCCGGTCAAGCCGTGTATCCGCGTTGCAGCTGGTACAGAAATCGTCGTCTACGTAGACGCGATCCCTCTCTGCCTGACCTTCGGTAACCTCGGAGCTCGCGCATACCCGGAGCTCGTAGAGCGCCACACCAAGCTTGGTATGGTCTGGCACGCACGTTACGCCGAGACCCGCCTGCTCACCCGCATCGGTGCCCTGTCTACACAGGTCACAGCCGCTGCAGAGCTTGGTGCCGCACGCGACATCTTCGGCCAGCTTGACCGCGCCGCAGCAGCGTACCGCTCCCGCTACCGTCTGGACGAGAACGCACCACTGCGCGTTATCTTCCCGACTTGGTTCAAGAACGCACTTCGTGCCGACCTGATCAAGCAGCTCCCGGGCGACGGACGCGAAGGAACCTTCAACCTCGCAGAGGCTGAAATCAACGCTTGGTTCTCCACTCGCTCCATCAACGTGTCATGGCACATCGATGGCGAGACAGGCCAGATCTTCGGCACACAGAACAACAACGATGTGCTCCTTGCATTCCCAACAACAGTTGTTTGGTACCTCTTCTCCGAAGGTACGTTCCTCTTCCTCGATGCAGGAACTCTGGACCTCGGCCTCGTGCGCGACTCCACCCTCAACGGCACCAACGACTACAAGATCTTCCTTGAGACCTTCGAAGGCGTTGCAAAGGTCGGCGTCGAGTCCCTACGCGTCACAAGCGCACTGGCACTCAAGGGATCCGCTTCCGCAACTACGACCGTAGTCTCCCCGTAGTAGATCAACAAAGTAACAGTAGCTGGACTCGAAATTCCAACGGAGAAATAAAATGGTAAGACCGACAAACACTCTTATTGAGACGACCGGACCAGAGGCTTCTCCGTTTGGGATTTTGAGTCCAGCTACTACTGTTATAGAACGTCATGATGACTACTGGCTCGCCGGTTTCGACTACGAAATCGGGGATGCCAGAGTCAAGGTAGACAACGCTGTGATTATGGGTGCTACCACACCCGCTGAAATCGTCAGTATTGTTCCAAATACCGGTGAGACCTTTGGCAAATACTTCCCTTTCGATATTGAAGCTGAAGTCGAACACTCGACTTTCGGCGTCACCCCTGACGAGATTGAAGAAAGCGCCAAAAAGGCTCTGGACATCGTCTCTCAGAAGGCTATCGAAACCGAGTTCTGGGGCGGCGGTATCGCGAAGCTCCTCACGGAGACTAACGACAACCGCTACCTTGCCAGCACCAGCACAATCGATGTAACACCTACCCCGGGAACGGCTGTCAAGCCGCGCTATGGGCAGGCTCTTCTCGAAGGTGCTCTGGGCAATGCGACCATCGGCTCTGTCGGAACGATCCATGCACCTCGCGCAGTGGCTGGGATCCTGAAGCTTGAAGAAGATAAGAACGCACTCTTCACCAAGCTAGGGAACACAGTTGTAGCAGGTACAGGATACTCCAAGCTCGGTCCTTCAGGCATCGCAGCCGGTACCAACCAGTACTGGCTGTATGCCACAGGGCCGGTGACGGTCATCCTTGGCGACATGAATGTGACCCCCGGTGAGGTATCTCAGGCTGTTGATACTCGTGTAAACACTATCAAGTATTACGTCGACCGTCCAGCAGCTGTCACATGGTCCACCACAAACGTCTATGCAGTACTTATCGATCTATCACTAGACTACGCCTAAATTTTAGGAAGGATTCACAATGGCTTACGATAAAAGCGCCAGCATTTCGGGCTCCGTAATTCGTGTCACCCGCCTCAACGCGGATGGCTCCACGGCTCAAGGCCCAAGCGCATCATTCGTTACCCGCGCATTCATCTCCGTCAAGATTACTCCGGAGTTTGAAGCAGGAACCGACATCACAACCAAGCTTGCGGACGGTACCATCGGTATCGCCTACAAGACCCCCAACACACTCAAGCGCGTCAACCTCACGCTTGGCGTCGAGAACCCTGACCCGGAACTCACCGAAATGATTTCTGGAGGTGTGATTCTTGGGGCTTCTCAGGGTTACGCCGCAGCAAACATCGGCGAGAACGCTACACCGAACGGCGTGTCCATTGAGGTCTGGTCCAAGGCCATTCTCAACGGTCGCCCAGCAGCTGTAAACCCTTACTGGCACTGGCTCCTACCCTACACCATCATGCAGGGAAGCGGCGACAAGACCATTGCTGAAGGTGTTCTAGGAACCGAATTCTCAGGGTATGGCGTAGGAAACCCCCTCTTCGGACTCGGGTCCGGCAACACACCTACATGGCCGTGGATCACTGACCGTGCGTATGCTTATGCTCGCACGGCGTCCATCCCGGCAATCCCATCCGGTGGCTCAGGCTACGTCGCAACAACCCCTTAATTATCTTGCATCATCAATTCTGGCTGGTTCGGTTTATTCGGACCAGCCAGAAGTGTTTGTACCCATGATATACTAGAACAAATAACTTTGGGAGCATTATGGCTATTCTATGGCTCAAGTCCTCGGATACTGTCGCACCGTCTGGTGTATATACAACCGACGCCATTGCCACTGCCAGCCTCATTCTCTATAAACTATCCGGCGAGAAATTCACTGGTGTTCAGAAGACCACTGAGAGCTACGGTTCTGGTATTTACAGCCCGATGAAGCTTGAACCTGTCGTACTGCAGGGTGATGTTAGGAATATCCCACTTCAGGCTGGTCTGCGTGAGCTTCGACTGCGAAACTCCCCTGTTGTGTCAGTACAGTCTGTGATTCATGCCGGATCGGTCATGGCGTCCACAGAGTATACATTACGGAACAACGCCTATCTCGTCCGGGCCAATTCCGTTCCGTGGATCCTAGACCCTCTCTATGACCTGACTGTTTCGTATACATATGGAACCCCCATCCCAGCCGCAGGAAAACGCGCAGCGTTGCGTCTAGCCAATGAGCTTATCTGGGCTGCTAACGACTCCACTGAGTGCTCACTGCCTCAGCGGATCACAACCCAGATTACCCGTCAAGGCGAGAGCATGACCGTCCTTGACCCCCTAAACTTTCTTCAGGCTGGCCGTACAGGCGTATATGAGGTCGATCTCTTCCTCGCCGCTGTCAACCCGAATAAAGCGAAAAAGAAGTCGAGAGTCTTCTCGGTCGATAAACCACGTGGAGAGAGAATAAATTGAGCGATACAGACCCCTATGCAGATCCAGCCGCGCCGAACGTCTACTACCCCCCGGTAGAAGTGCTCAAGGAAGCTGAAGCAGCGGTAGAGACCGCGCCTGTCGAAGATGCAGCTGTCCCGGAGACCGAGGAAGCTGTACCGGAAGGGACCATTTCGGAGATCGTTGAATGGGTCGGCACAGACGCAGAGCGTGCAGCACGAGCTCTCGCTGCTGAAGAGGCCGGACTCAAGCGCAAGTCCCTCATCAAGACCCTCAAAACTATCTAAGGAATCCCATGTCGTTCGATGCCCCTGTATATCTTGACGGAATCTCTGAGAAGGCTCAGCTGATCCTTGCCAAGGTAAACGAGGTCTTCACCGAGAACAATGTGGGCCTCCCTACTCGACAGTTCCTTGCCATCGGTGGTCAGGGACAGACAGTACACGGCTCCGCGCAGGTCACTGTGTCTTGGGCTCAGGCATACTCCGGTCTGCCTCAGCACCAGTCACAGTTTCCTGTGAAGCGGACCCAACCTTGGACAGCTGTCTTTGTTGTCGAGGTAGTACGTGACCTCCCGGGCATGACGCCCAGAGGTACAGAACCTAGTGATGACGTAGTCAGTGCGACGGCCATAAGCCAGATGCAGGACGCCCAGCTCCTCATTGAGGCTGGACGCAGATCCTTCGAGGACGCATGGGAGCAGTCCGGCATTGCGGATGTTACTGCCAGCATGCCCAGTGGCCTGCTTCAAGCTGTCACCATGAACCTGATGCTGGTTATTTAGCATGAAGTTTGAGAAGAATGAGGCTGGCTGGCACGAGGAATTCGAGACTACTACCGGCATGGTCGGTCAGGATATCCGAAACCGAAGTGCCATCCTCACTCTTCTGGCCAAGATACAGGTCGGTAAAAAGACTGGACAGCTGTCTACAGCAATTGGATACACGCTTTCTGCAGACCACCAAGGCGTTATTGGCGTCATAGGCGCTGACAATCCTATCGCCTATCTACACCACGAGGGAACCAAGCCGCACATCATTCTTCCGCATACAAAAAAGACACTACGGTTTGCAAGCCATGGTAAAATTGTATATGCCAAGATAGTGCATCATCCGGGCACAAAGCCCAACCGATATTTGACGGATAACTTGAACAAAGTTATTGAATAACTGACGAAATTAGGAAAGACACATGGCTGAAACTCGCCTTCCTGTACGTACTCGCTCCTTCACCACACCCGCAGAGAGTGAGGAGACAAAAGATATCGTTGTCGCCCCTCTTGGGTTTGATATTGCAGGTGAAAGCTTCGAAGTTCTCCCGGAAGCCCCGGGTATTGTCCTGCTTGAATTCATCGAGGCAACGACATCTGAAGAGAAGGGCGCGAATGCAGCGGCCCTGACCCGTTTCCTCAAGTCGGTCATGTCTCCCGAGGAGTGGAAGCGATTGAATGTTGTTTTCCACGATCCGAAGAACAAGATCGACATCAAAACCATTTCCGAGGTTGTCGGCTACGTGATCGAATCCTACACCTCGCGCCCTTCCGAGGCGTCCTAGCAGTCGGACGCCACTTCCTTTCAATCTGGAGCTGGGTTGAAGGATACTATCGGCTACAAAATGTTGACCTGTATAGACTGCTATGCAGGCTCAACGCCGAAAGTTCCTTCAATGTTATTGATACTGTAATACTCGATGAGAGCGTTCGTGACGGCGCAACTGATGATCCCCGGCACAGGATGAAAGCAGTTATTACTAACTTGTATGGTAAAATTAGGGCTGAGGATAGTTCAAACGACGAAGACTTCGATGACTACGTATCATCGAGTGGTGTGCAACCTCATAACTATCTAGAAGCAGATGAGAACGGATTTCCCGGTCTTGAACCCCCAATGGGTTAGTGTGAGGTTGTAGGGCATGACAATAGTTGGATCCGCGTATGTAGACATCCGTGCAATCACCGACCACCTTGAAGCCGACATCAAAAAGGCTCTGGCTACTTTGCCGGACACCATTGATGTACATGTCAATGCTGACACAACTGCTGCAGAAGCGCAAATCGACCTACTGGTCGCGTGGGGTAACATACACACAATCGATGTGAACGTCGCGGCGGAGACCCTAGGGGCTGAAGCACATATTGAGGCGCTGGTCGAGACTATCGACCACGAAGAAGCCCACATCAACATAGACGCGGATACCGTCGCAGCACACGCACACGTTGATGAGTTCATCGACGCTGCAGCTGGGCATCACATCGACGTACCTGTTGACGTTGATGAAGCTGTGGCGATCACCAAGATGGAGGCGCTCCGGGCCAAGCTGGACGCGATAGCCAAACTCAAGCCGATAACCATTCCTGTTTCTGTTGGTAACGGTAAAGGCCCCATCGGCGAGATCGAGAACGCTCTGTCCGCTACCAGCAAAGAGCTGGATAAGGCGAATCTCAAGCTCACTTTCTTCGGCCAAGCGCTGAAGAACGCTGGTGAACAAGCCAGCAGTTCTGGCAAGAATGTCGGCAGGTTCTTGGACGGACTCAGCGGTGGCGGAGCCCTCCTTGAACTTACCAAGGAGCTCATCGGATTCAAGATCAACCTTGGCAATGAGGTACCACAAATAGCGCTTGCAGCGGAGAAGTTCGGGGCCATGGCTACCGGGGCGTCCTTCGCCGCAGGCAATATCCTAAGTCTCGCCAGTAGTATCGTACAACTCGGCGGGGTTGCTGTTGCGTTGCCCGGAATACTGACCGGGTTCGTCATCGGAATGAAGCTGACCACGATTGCCTTTGGCGACATGAAGAAAGCTGTTCCTGACCTCGCTAAGGAGTTCCAAACTCTTAAGGACATGATCAGTCAGGACTTCTGGGCTAATGCTCGTGCGGGGCTGCAGGCCCTTGTCGGCCCTACCTCCGTTCTCCGCACAGAACTTGCCAGCACCTCCGGCGTACTGGGCACCTTCTGGGGCACGATGTTTGAGGGCATGTCCAAGGGGACCTTTGCCACGGCAATGGCCGGTGACTTCGATAACCTCAAAAAATCGATTGAGATCACGACTAATGGGTCCACGACGTTCCTACATATCATCCAGACACTGGGTGAATTCGGCTCTGCCTACCTCCCGAAGCTGGCCCAGAGCTTCCTCAATGTTTCTGAGCGATTCGATGCCTTCCTCACGAAAGCCAACGCAGACGGAACCCTGAAGCGGTGGGTGGACGGCGGTGTACAGGCCTTCAAGGATCTTGGTGGTGTGATTGTCAACACTTCCAACGTTATCGGTGGTCTCATGAAGGCTGCTGTAGACGCTGGCGGAGCCTCTCTGGGCATCCTCAGTCTCACGATGGAGCGCTTCGCAGCCGTAGTAAGGGAGCCTGCAGTCCAGACAGCCCTTGTAAATATATTCAGTGGTGCAAACTTGGCGATGAAAGACGCCGTAACCGGTCTCGGTAACTTCCTCAAGGGTGTTGGATACCTCTCGCCTGCCCTGAAGGTGGTGGAGCAGGACGTAGGAATTGCTATTCGAAATGTTCTCACATTCTTCGGTGCTATTCTCAGTAACCCCACCCTCTTCAAGGGTATTCAAGATCTTTTCGGTGGAATTGTCCTCGGACTTAATCATTTCGCTACAGCAACTGGCCCTATAGGAGATAAACTCGGCATCTTCTTTACGGTAATTGGAAAGCTTGCCGACTCGCTCGGTGGTGTGTTCGCGAACGCGGTCATCCAAATCCTACCGCTCGTTGCTTCACTGCTGTCCGATATTGTCCCCTTGATCCAGCCTCTCGGTGATATTACAAATGCAGTTGTTGATGCACTGGCACCAGCTATTGGTATTCTCGTAAAAACAGCATTCCCCCCCTTGATTGCACTGCTCACCGGGTCAGTCTTACCTGCGATAAAGACTTTAGCAGATGCCGCAGGCAAGTCACTGCCTCCGATGGCAGCCGCGATGGGCGATGCCATAAGCAAGTTGGCACCTATTTTAGGTGATTTGATTACCCATGTTACTCCGATTATCGAGAAGATCATCGAAATCGGGGCCAAAGCCATACCTGTTGTCTTGGCTGTACTTCCGGGGCTATTAGATGGTTTTGACAAACTTTTCAAGGCAATCGAACCAATCCTCAACCCTATTTTGGATCTGATAAACCACTTCCTTGACTCAAAGGGTGCGGGGGACGTAATTGTTGGCGCTCTTGCACTTGTAATCGGCACCGTTGTCATCTTCAACTCCATGATAGGCATCGCGGTCGGCCTTATTAAGGGCCTAGAGATTGCACAGACAATAGGTGGGTTCATTCTCGGACTCCTCCCAGCATTTGAAGGGGCGAGTGTAGGCGCTGAGATGTTTGCAGGTGCACTGGCAATGACAGGTATTGGCCTGATTGCTATCGCTATTGCAGCCTTGATCACTGGAATAATCCTGCTTATCGCTAACTGGGACGCGGTCTCCAAAGCCGTAACCGACTTCGCCAATGACGCAGGTAAAAACCTCGGTGACTTCTTCAATAGCACCGGCAGCATGATCAAAGACTTCAATAAAAATACCAATGGTATGTTTACCGATTTCTTCAACAATACTATGGGCATGTTTGGTGACTTCTTTAAGAACACCGGAGGCATGTTCGTAGATTTCTTCAACAATACTGTTGGAATGATTGTGGGCTGGGGGACCCGCAGCGTCGGCATGTTCGTTGATTTCTTCAACAATACCGTAGGAATGGTGAAGGACTGGGGCACTCGCACTGTAGGTATGTTTGTAGACTTCTTCACCAACACCGTCGGCATGTTTACAGATTTCTTTAATAAGGTAGTCGAAGGATTTAAGGGATTTGCCCACGACCCTATCGGTGAGGTCCACAAGTTTGTAGATAGCACCAAGAAAGCCATCACTGACTGGGCTATGTCTGTGCTCATTAATATCGCTAAATTCTTTACCGACGTCAGCACAAACATCCGAAACTGGGCAGTCGGTGCTGCTGTCAACATCATGAAATTCTTTATTGACGTGATAACAGGTTTCCAAAACTGGCGAAACGACATAATCAATACTGTCATCAAGTGGGCCGTAGATATGGCCGTTCAAATCACTAAGTTCGGTGTGGATGCCCGCAACAACCTTATTCGATTCTTCGTAAACACAGTCGGTATGTTCGTGGATTTCGCCAACAACACGACCGGCATGTTCAATGATTTCTGGACAAACCTGCCCGGTGCCATTGCGAGGTTCGTCCTCAATACCATGGGCATGCTCAACGATTTCAATAACAATACCAAAGGCATGTTCAACGACTTCTTCAACCATACCTTCGGCATGTTCTCCGACTTCTTCACGAAGAATCTTCCTGACACCGTGTCTCAATTCAACACCCAAACAAACGGCATGTTCAATGACTTCGCCAGCAACACTATTGGGATGTTTGTAGACTTCTTCACTAATACTGTTGGAATGTGGAATGACTTCGTCAGCAACACCATAGGCATGGTCACCGGCTGGGTGAGCAGCCTAGTCAGCATGTTCGTGGGGTATTACGCACAGACCACAGGCGAAACCCGTGCCTTCCTTGACGGCTTTATCGCATCCGTGGGCGGTTGGGTCAACCAAACTATCGGTATGTTTGCAGATTTCGGTAGCAATACCGTCGGCATGTTTGTTGATATGTGGAACAACACTGGCCAAGCGGTGGCTGACGGAATCGCAAGGGTAGTCGGATGGATTGCCGGAATCGGTGGTCGAATCATGGACGCCATTGGAGACCCGGGCACAATCCTGCAGCGTGCCGGACAGGCCATCATGGACGGGTTCCTTGGCAGCCTGACGGCAGGGTTCAAGGGCGTGCAGGACATGGTCGGCGGTATCGGCCAATGGATTGCCGACCACAAGGGGCCTGAAGAGTATGACCGCGCACTGCTGGTCCCTCACGGTGGCTGGATCATGGGCGGTCTTCAGAAGGGTATCGAGGGCTCCATGGGAGGGCTCCAGAAGACCCTCTCGGGTGTGACTGACCTTATCTCCGACACCATGAACGCCACTGTCTCAGTAAATCTAGCTAGCGGAGCTCAGGGCAACCCTAATATCTTCGCCAACCCTGCTACACGGACGGCTGTGGATCCGTTTGCGGCTGCTGCAGGTATGCAGCAAGGCCGTAACTCCAGTGGCACTGTTATCACACCGACGGTGAATGTATATCCATCCGCCCCCCTCAATGAGGCTCAGGTCGGCCAGATGGCCGCAAGCGAGCTCTACTGGAACTTCGTTAACCGCTAAGGAATGACATGTACCTGAAGACAGACAAAATCGTAGTGACGGTCGGCGATGTCACTATGCGCTCCTACAAAACAGCGGTAGGGCCGCAGTACCAACTGGACCCTACTGCCGTCGTTGGCTGGCAGGACGGTGTAGACATCCGGCGAAGCTTTACACCGCGTCAGATCCGCGCTGGTGACTTCCTAGAGGCCGGTCGGCATGCGTCACGCTACATCAGTTTCAGCGGTACGGCGATTGCCGCCAATGCGCAGGACCTACTGGTAATGCGGGACAACTTTGCTGGAATGGTATTACCAAAAAACTACGAGACACTGACCGTAACGGATTCGGGGAGTACCAGATCTGCAACAGTCACTATCGGTGGTAAGACCAGCTGGGTCCGGCAGCTCGATAACGTGGCGGCATTCAAGATTGACTTCTACGCCCCGGACCCTAATATCTATGGACCTACCAGAACCATCACCCTTGGCGGTTCAGCGGGTCTCGGGGCACCTCTAGGGGGTGGGCTGGACCTACCTCTATCATACCCAATTGACTATGGCACTGCTGTGGCGCTCCAGTCTCAGTATGTCTACAATAATGGTAATAATGAGGCATGGCCATCGTTCAAAATTACAGGTGATTATCCCGGAGGATTCGCGATTACTGACAACCTTGGTTCGTTTATCACTTACTCGGGCATGGTGACGATGAAGTCTCCCGTGATTATCGACTCTAGTGGTGGTTACGCTACACAGGATGGTAATGACAGATCTACCTTCCTCTCAAGAAGAGACTGGTTTTCGATCCAACCGGGACAAACACTACAGCCTTCCTTTATTCCTGTACAAAACACGAATGGATGGTGTGATATAATTTTTAGAGACACGTGGATATAGTGAGGAATTTCAAATGACATCAGGACTCGGTGTAGACCCTACAAAAAGTGGTACTACTATTACTTCTGGAACGACCTCACAAGATATTCAACAGATTTTTGGTGGTCTCTATACACCCGGCATGGTCTCTGGTGGCACTGTAACGACAAGCCCCTCTGCGATGACATATACAACTACCGCAGGTGTAGCTATTGTCCCCATGGCTACAGGCCAGAATGTTCCGATCCCTGTTCCGGCAACAACCATTACCGCACTAGCCGTCCCCGCATCTGGCACTAGGACTGACATCATCTACGCGCAGCAGCGCACTCCTGCCATTGACGGTGACTCAGACGTTATCGTTAATTATGGCCCTACACTTCCGGCACGTTCTGTTGCACTCAAGACATATACACAACCAGCAGGTGCTACAAATAGTAGTGCTGGAGCTGTTTCTGGGGATATCATCTACTCCATCCCCTATGGTGCCAGTCTAGGCCAACTGCACTTCTATAACTGGACTACCCCCGGAGCCCTGCCTACCGCTGGCATAACCCGCGTCGGGGCCGGGACCATCTTCCTGCCCACAGATCGGCTGGTTAACTGGAAGGTTGTCTGTGTCATGTACGCAATGAATGCTACAGGCTTTGACAACGCTCACTACTCTGAATATGGATTCCTCCCGCACTTCGACGGGCCGAGTGGTACCGGCGACTTCGTCTTGTGGACTACCCCGGGCCTACACCAAGCGTGGGCAACATATACTTTCGAAGCTACCATTCCGATGGCAGCTGGTACATATAACGTAAATCTCGGGATGCTTCGTATAGTGGGTCCGGGTACCCCTGCAACTCACTACGGCGGAGACTCCCAAGGATTTGGCCGTCGTGGTATTGAGTTCACTATTACAGATGTTGGGGTATTGGTCTAGTGACGACGTCCTCTGACTGGACGACCTTTCTTATACAGACTACTACTGGCAGAATCGGCCCACAAATAGATGTAGATAGTACTACGTGGGGTATCCCTCTGAATGGTATTGAATCTCTTTCCACTCTTGTAAAAAAGAATAGTCTACCTAAAAATCTCGATCTAAACTACTGGCTCTCCCCATGGTGGGCTGGTATCCTACTCATGTGGCGCGACGTACCGGTTTTTGCCGGTCCCATTATCAGTAGGCCTCTCGAAGACTTTAACAACATCAAACTGGACTGCTCTGGTATTAGAATACTCTTTACGGATAGATTTGTCACACAGGAATTCCTAGACTGGTCTGGTCTCGCAAAGAGTGAGCTGTTCTACTCGAATATGTCCCTAGGCACCATCGCGAAGCGGGCTGTTCAAGCGTCAATGAATAAGGCCGGAGGGTCCCTGCCAATAGCTTTCCCTGTTGCTGATCAGATCGGCTATGGGGCCGATGCTGACCATCAACGCACCTTTGAGGGATTCAATATTGCAAACCTCAGCTGCGATAAACTATTGACAGACCTCTCCAACGTGGCTCGTGGCCCGGATATCATGTTCAAGCCGCGTCTTCTGGATTCTTCCAGACTTGTCTGGGATTTTTGGACAGGAACAGAGGGCCAACCTCGCATAGCACAAAGTAGCCTTCTTGTGTGGGACACAGAAGCCGCCACTGGTCAGGTCGCCGATCTCAGTATTGTCTCTACAGGATCATACATGACTAACCGTGTATATAGTACAGGGGCCGGAACCGATCAGGGCACAGTCATCACCGTTTCACAGGACCCGGCACCGATTATTCAGGGCTATCCCTTGCTGGAATCTACTATCTCTATCTCACAGAGCACAGACCCGGCTGTCGTGAAGGCGCATGGCGACGGGGTTCTTGCGGCGAACACAGACATGCTCCGGGAGATCACACTCACTGTCCACACAAACGGGGTGTTCCGGTTCGGAAGTTACTGGCCGGGAGACTCTATGGACATCTTCACAAAAGACTGGCTCACCTTTAAAGACGGTCGGCACCGCTGCAGACTGCTGCACATGTCAGGCGATCTCTCCACTGCTTCAAGCATAAAGCTCAACCTACAACCGGAGAATTACAATGGAAGTTAGACGCCTAGACCCGAGTGCCGGTGGGCTCGCTAATATCCTAAAAAACATTGAGGGACGTGTAGCGCAGCAAGAGACCCGTGCGTCCGGTGATGTAGTGATCCGGCAGACACTCACCACGACTGACCCTGTAACTGGTGTTTCGACAGTCTTTGGACAGCTTCCCGATGGCTCGGTAGGTATTCAGCCTTTTGTCGGGGACACAACGCCACCTCCGGTACCTACTACACCAATAGTAAATGCAAAGCCGGGGTCGGTCCTCATTTCATGGGACGGACAGTTCGTAGCCAGCGCGGCGCAGCCACGAGATTTCGAGCACCTAAACGTCATTGGACACAAAGTCGTTGGCGGACTGCCGACCTCTACAGTTACCATAGGCGCATTGAGGTTGCCCACAGAATCAATAGTAGTGCCGAGTAACATTGCTGCCGTAGGTGAGACTTGGTGCTTTGGTTTTACGTCTGAAGACTACAACAAAAATAAGTCAATCGAGAGCATAAATAGTGCCTCTGTCATGGTAAGCGGTATGGCAGACGACCCGGCTATCAGTGCCCACCTCTCGTCTCTCGATACAGCACTAACCGCTGTTGAAACGACAGCGGACGGTAAGAACGCCATCTACTACAACCCCTCGGTAGCCCCTTCCGCCCCTGCTGGGGTGCCGTTCCGTGTAGGTGATCTCTGGTTCGATACGGCGAACGACAACAGGATCAGCACATGGTCGGGCACTGCATGGGGTGCCGCACTGCTGGGAAACAACGCGATATATGCCAATATCGATGCGGGAAAGATGACTGTAGGGACTCTGGCCGCAGCTAGGTTATCGGCCAGATCGATTACGGCGGACAAACTGGTCCTCGTCTCGACAGATAATGTCATGCCCGAGGGAGACTTCTCCGCTGGCGGTATCGCTTGGGGCGTCGGAGGAGCCTATTCTATCGACCCCACAGGCTCGCGCAACGGGACTACTTCCTTCAAAATTGTAAATAATAACACACAACAGCTGCGCCTCAACACTACTTCCATACCTATGGACCCCCTCTCTGCTTTTAGAGTCTCAGTGTGGGTTAAGTCAGACGTAGGGGTTCCGGCGTCGGGCGTATCTATCTATGCCCAGACATTTGACATATCTAATACCCCGACAACCTCTCTTGTATCTTTTTCTGCAGCAGCTTCATCGAATACCTATGTTAAATTGTCGGGCATGTTTACCGTACCAGCTGGGGCAATTAAGGGTACCTTCGGTTTCGGTACTGAGGCCGCATTTAATTCAGGAAACGTCTGGTTCGACAGTTTTACTGCAACGAGGGCTGGTGACTCCGAACCTACTAGTTGACGGTGCCATTGACGGTAAGACAATTACCGGTGCCATCGTACGTACTGCTGCAACAGGCGCAAGAATCCAGCTTGACTCGACTGGCCTGCACGGTTGGGATGCCAGCAACGTAAACTACCTTACTGCCGATTCCACGGGAATCACGGTAACGGGTACGCTCAAGGCAACCGGAACAGGGTATGACTATAGCATCGACCCGGTATACCCCACGCCAATACCGGTTGATATGGTAGTGGGTGGTGCCGCTGGTGGTGTGATCACTGTCCACTCAGATCAATACCCGCCTCCTGCACCGGCCAGTGGGTCACCAATTCCCGGGATCGCAATCAAGCCAACCGGCACAACTATGTTCTCCTATGCCCAGTTGACATCGATTGATGGCTTGTCGATTCAGCTGTCCTCGGGCATGAGACAAGCGACGATTGATGCAGATTCTGGCAATATAGATTTGGTATATCCCAACCGCCTTACGGCTACCCCTAGTCGCACTTTATTCACCAAGCCGATCTATGCCCCAGCGTTTCAATTTATTAGCGGTAGCGGTGCAACCTCGAACATAGTTGATACACCTATGGGGATCACAGGCAGCACTAATAACACTAGGACGATGACGATATCGGCCAGTACGGTGTCCGTGACGGGAGACCAAACAATCTCGGGGACGCTTACTGTAGGTACAAAGCTAATCCAACCAGTGAAACACTTCTGCTCTAACTTGCTTACCAGCTATCCGACGACTGCTACGATGTGGGGTCCGGGCACCTTCACCAGAGACGCTACACATTCGTCCAACGACAGCTTCGTATCCTTCCCTGCCAACGACCAGATTCAATTCGTAGAGGCGGGTGTATATAGTGTCCAAGCCTTCATAAGCAACCACAGCACAACCTACACAGCAAGTCGTGTCTATATACAGAACTACGCCCAGACCTATACCCATGCAGCAGTGGCAAAATCAGAAGCCGGGATATACGAGTTTAACGTTGGCCTCAACAACTACAATGCAACCGCTGGTGAGATCATCTTGCTCCACTTTTATCATGAGGCGGGGGTAACTATGCAGTGGGATACTTTACTTAGAGTTACAAAAATTCAATAGCGTTCTACCAAACCAGAAAGAAATGATGGACTTTTTGACAGAGGCCTGCGGTAGCTTCATCGTAGTCCTAGCGACTCGTGTGCACCTCGGGGTTTAGTAATATTTCTTTGCCACATAGGAGTATAAAAATCGTAGTATACTGTGTAGTAGACAATTGACTAATAGATATAGGACTACCCTTTGGCTGATGTATCAATTACAATCCGAAAAAGCACTGCAGGGGCCGACACCACTATTGCGGTGTCGGGATATGTCGATGACGCGGCGCTAGCACCATTTACAGACCAGCTAGCAACCCTGCTCTCGGCTACAGCAGGCAGTCCCTCGGTCTCCGCAGCACCACCTACAGCCTAGGGGGTTTCGATGACCGCTTTACCTGAGATTAACTATCAGGCAGTTTGCCAGAGGCTTTCAGGAAAGATTTCAGAGCTTATATATCAAAATACACAGCTAGAAATCCTAGCAGAGCTATTACGCGATGAGCGGGACTCTGCCCTTATGGCTGCTCAAAACTCCCAGACACACAATACTGACACAGAGACTCAAAATCCACGCTAGGAATTCTTATGCAATATGCCGTAAAAGACGGGGTACGAACCCTCAGATTTGATGGGGAACTACTTTCCACCAGTTCCAGCCGCGTCGGATCCCGACCGCGCTGGGTGGAGTTCAGCCTTTTTCGCACACCCAAAGGGACGTACATCAATCTCCCGCGTAGGTGTCAGCCGCTACTACCACAGCGCTGAATGCTCGGTAGTGTCGAGGAATCGCCTGAGTGCCGTCGATGAGCTGGAGCTGGCCGAGGACGCCATGCCCTGTGTTGACTGCAGGCCTTCCGGCCTATCCATCGAAGGTGTGTTCCCGGAAACACCGCGATACTGGGCTCAACACTCGGAAAAGGCCCGTGGCATAATCGCTTCTTTGATGAAGTATGATGATAATCAGACGGAGTACCTCACCAACGTGGCTCGCCGACTGCTTGAGGATGCTGCAGAGGTGGACGAAGGCATCGCTGAGGTCTTTTTCAACGACTTCATCGAATAGTTTTATTGTTTATTCAACATGACGAATAAACTGTAAGCTATAATAAAGTAACACTAAAAAGGATTAACGATGCCTTATCTTTTCTCGTGGTCTCCGGATCGCATCACACCGACGCAGCCCGCGCAGATCAGCGTCTGGGACCGCACCAACGCCCCCGCCAGCCTGTCCATACCTGTCACCGTAGTCTCCGGATTGGTCAGCTTCTCCGTACCGACCACCGGATCCTACCGGGTATCGGTGCGCAGCGGCTACGAGATCGAGACCGGCACCTTCACCATCACCGGAGACGGCACCGCCTACACCCCCTACACCACCTACTCCTACACTGACGGATCCACGGACATCCCGGCCCCCGGCGTCCCCCCAATCACCAACCCCGTCATCCGCCAGCAGGACCTCACCGACTCAATCACCTCGCTGAGTACGTCCATATCTGCCACTTATGCCCCCGGCACAACGACGATACCGAAGTGGGTCACGGCCACCGCCTACACGGCAGGGCGGTTGGTTATCTCCCCGAATGGTGACGTTGTATCAGCCATCGCAAACCACACCTCGGGCGGCACCTTCAACCCGGCTAACTGGAATCTCAGCCCAACTTACGCCGCCGCGCTGCCGACCGCTTCCGTGGCCTACAACGCTTCCGGTCAAGTGACTTCCGTGACGGAGAACGGCATCACTGAGACGTACGCCCGCGACAGCCAAGGCCGCGTTACCACCATCACGCGGAACGCCGGTGACCAAAACCATCACCCGCGACAGCGCGGGCCGAGTGACAGGAATCGCCTAAATGTCGTACGTCGTCGGTGAGGTCACAGCGACCCACAAGCCTGACTTTTCATTCCCACCAGCCGGGGCCAAGGTCTTGCTGCATGACCATGCCGGGACCGGCTTCCCCTCATGGGTGCCCCTACTCGGTGGCGGGACCACCGCGGCGGGCTCTGTCGCATTCAACGGGCTGGGTCTTGAACTCATCTCCCCGGACATCGCCACCAATACCCCCAACGGCCAGGCGGCCGGGTGTTCCGCGCTCAGCCGACTCACCCGCCCAGCCGGGGCGTCCCGCGTCTACCTTCAAGTGGAATGGACGGGGCGCGTATTCCGCACCGCCTCAAGCGTCTTCCAGGCATCGGTGGGTTTCGAGTTCGGCCTTGACACTGCGGACTGGGGAGCCGCGGCGCTCGGTGGCATCGGAACGGGCGGGCTTGAGCCGACCCCGGCCAACCGCACGCTCGCAATGGTCCGCTGCACCATGTTTGACGAGGGCAACACCACCTACTATGGCGGCAAGTGGCAGATCAACGTCGGCTCAGCATCCACGGCTCACTGGCAAGACCTCAACGACGGCGCAGGAAACCCGATTTCCCCCACCATCGCCGGATATGAGCAGCTTCTCGTGGGCATGAACTACGGCAAGGTCCTGCGCCAGTACACCGAACTAGTGCTGCTGCTCACTCCACAGTCGGTTACGCCAGCGGGCGGGCCGGTCACCCTGACCACCACTAGCGGCTCAACCTCGGCCACCTACACCGGGTCAACCGATCCGCTCGCGGGCGGCATGGTAGCAGGGACATCGGTCACCAAGGACACGTTCATCAATAGCGTCAACACGGGCACCAAGACCGTCACGCTCTCCGTGAACGCCACCGCATCCACCTCCACTTCGGCGGGCGCATCCTACACCGGAGCAACCGTAGTTGCCCGCATTGAGGGTCTACGCCACAACGGGATGGGCTTCGGCTCCCTCGCCGGCACCGGGTATGACAACAACATATCCACCAACACTCACGCAAATGACCTGCTCGCGCAGCAAGGCACCAGCGGCGGCTACGTCTCCCCGGCATGCTCCCGAGACGCCGGATTCCAGGGCGGCCTCAACGCCTACGCACAGATCGACAACCGGTCAACGTCGGCCTCAAAATCCAAACTCACAATCAACCGGTACAGGGCGGTGGCTTTCTGATGACGATTCGCTCAAACGTTCACCTGATCAACTACAACACCACCCTGATGACCTCGCCGTTCATCACGTCGGAACAGTCAAGGGACTACCTCGACGCAGTTGTGGTCATCACGGCTGAGTCCATCGTCGGCGCACCGACGACCGTCACGATCACGCCCAAGTTCCAGCTCTGGCACTCCGTTGTTGGCGGGAACCAGGAAGAAGTCAACACGGGCGGTTCCGGTGTTGACCCAACAAACTCATGGGTGGACCTCTCCGCGGCCAGCAACCCGTCACTACTCCCGGACGGAGACTGGCCCACATCGTTCGATGTGTCCACGGCCGCAACCGCGACGCCTGTCATCCTAGCTCGGCGAATCAGTGGCGGCTTCCCTTGGCGGCTGAAGATCAGTTGGGCATTCACTGGCGGCACCGCGCCCGGCATCCGGCTCTCAGCCATGACCTACGGGCGGGAACGCTTCGTCGGCGGCTTCGCCAGCCACATGGACTAAGGGCCAATAAGACCGGTTAAGTAACCCTACTCGATTAGGCTATAAGTCCTCTAGAAGGCCCTTACCTTTACTGGGTAGGGGCCTTCTATAGGTCCATAGCCCATCGAGTAGACATCTGGGTACCTTTCTGATATGGTCTTAGGACTACGAAAGGACGCTTATGTACATTCACCTTGGGACTAATGACGCCTCCCTCATTCAAGCTGTGTATGCCAGAATCAAGGCAGATTACCATGAGGCGTCGGTACTGACGACTCCCGAGGAGATCTTCGCACACGAATATAAGCCGGGGCAGGGTGTTCACATCCTCTCCAGCGGCGACCTGCCGGTCTTCGATGACATCGCCTTGGAACGTTGGTACCATCTCTATCTTGCATCCCGTGGAGCACGATTCTGGGT